TCTGTTTTCCTTACGGTACGGGTAAATTTAGCTGGATCGCGTAATTTAATTGCATTAATTAATTTGCGAGTAAGGTTATCTGCTTGCTCTGGGGTATACGTCTGATCTATTTGCTCTAATAAACGAATAGCCGATGAGATTATGTTATTGGCACGGTTTTCGATAACATGACGTTGATCATATTCGATGTATATCGAGTCTAATTCTTCCAATAAACTACGGGTTTTCTTTTGCATTTTAATCAGAACCTTTCTATTATTTATTACTATTCCAAATATAAGGATCCGAATTAACTACTCTTAATTTGTGATAACATTTGTTTTAACTTATTACTTTGCAATTCTGCTGTAATTTTTCCTGTTTCTTCTTTATTTTCAGTATCCACTACTCTGCTTTGTGTTTTAATGTTTTCCAGTACATTGGGACGCTTAAATGAGCTTACTGCACTTGCATCTTCGGGCAAATCACTAATTCTCATAGTTTCTACGTTGTATTCCAACTCTACTTTTTGGCCCACACCAGTACTACTACGCGATTTCATACACTGAATTTGATAACGGCCACGTTCTTTCATAGCCCTGCTGGTAAAAATACCAAATACATTATCTGCTGTGTTAATCTTACTAATACCACCAGCGATATGACTATGGTCAAATTCAATTTCTTCCACTGCGCTTCGATTTAATTGCGATGCCGTTACGAATAATACGCCCAGTTCTTGCGATAAGTTGCGAAGTTCTTCTGCTACGTATTTGTCCTTGATAAACTGATCGTTGGGATTTACTTTGACAGATACTGGCATTACTAAATCCAAATAATCCACCATGACAAAGTCAACTTTAATGCCAGTTTGCACTTGAACTTCTTTCAAATACGCACGAATATCATTAACATTGCTTTGTGCAGGTAACGCCTTGACACGATATTGACCAGCTTTTTTGCTAAAAACTCTAACTTTCAGTTCTGCTGAATCTAGATCTTTCCTAATATCTTTAGTTGACATACCGGATAACATGGCGTCAGTTCTTAATCCAACTAGTTCTTCACTAAGTTCCAGGCTAACGTATACACCACTTAACCCCTGTTCCAACCAACTAATAGCTATGTTCATCATAACCAAAGATTTGCCTGATCCAGATCCGCCTGCAAAGATATTTAATTCGCCGCGGCTAAATCCACCATATAATATTTTATCTAGACTTGGCCATCCTGTACTTACTTGACCACCACTGTTAAAATATTTGTCATTTCTTGCTTTGGGGCTGGCAAAATAATCTGTTCCCATATCCTTCTGCAGGCTAATCTGCACCGCATCTTTAATTAATTTTTCTACCGGGGCATATTCACCTTTTTCCAATAAGTCGGCTGATTTAAGAATAGCTCGTTCAAGTTCCTGGCGTTGAGTAAATTTCTCAAATTCTTCCATAAACCATTCTAAACTACCATCAGGTAGATCAGGAATCGCATTTAATTTTATCCCGGTTGTGGCTGATACCTGTGCCAGAATAGGCAAAGAACTATGGTTAGCGTAGTGTTCTTTAATAAACTCTGCTGCCGGCCTAACGCTGCGATCAAAGTTTTCTGGGTTATATATATTCTGCACACGAATAAAAGATTCAGCATCGTGTAGCATCATCTCTAAAAATAACCGTTGTGTCTCAATTCCGTAGTCGTTTAACAAGTTGTCTTTTCCTTAATTCAATTTTAATTCTGCTGGTCTCTTTAGATTGCAATATAGTTATTAATGTTGCAATCTTACCTAATTTTATCACTGCGTCATTTACATCTTTAATACCTTCTGGCCAGTCGGGAATACTAACTGCCCAGTTTAATTCTACTGCACGATCCACTAATTCCATGCCCGCGATATCCTGATCCGGGACCACGATTATTTCTTTACCTATATTGCGTATTAACCTAGCTTGTGCATCGCTTACTGTATTATGCATTAATGCTAATCCGTCAATACTTAATGCATCAAATATACCTTCTGTTACGATTACATATTGCCAATCTTGTTGTTGCAGGTCAGTACCAAATACATATCCTGGCTGAAAATAATTGATCCATACCGGTTTACGATCATCTAAAAATCGTACCGTACTACCAACTAATGTGTTATTATAGGTAAATGGAATAATAACCCCGGTCCGTGCGCCCTTAGTTGAGCTAATCATATAAGGATAGTCAATCGGTGCTTGCCTGCGGCGTAAGTAATTCCAAATATCTGTATGCTCGGGAGTTACAAATTCTACACCTCCCATGTCTCTTTCTTCAAAATGTATGCCTAATATAGCATCAGCAGTTCGTTGTCTATCATCTATCATGCCCTCAATACTACGATGCCGCAGACTTTCTAATTGAATTCTGTCGATTTCTTCTGCAGGCACATTGAGCCAAGATAAAAATTTACGTGCTTTGATGCTAAGATTGCGTCCTAATATAAAACTAGCTGTAAAATTACAATTAAAACAATGATAACTCCAGCCCTCGATACTGCCTTTAAATCCGCCACGTTGACGCCGATCTACGCTTTCACCATTATGTATGCAACAAGGTCCATTAAATGACACCCAGCCTGAGCTGGATTGTTTTCTTTTTGCAGGTAAGAAGGAGATGATGTCAATCATGCTATAGTTTAGCAGATGTGACTACGCTAAATCAACTTTATCGGTATAATATGTTTGTAATATAGCCAGTTGATATAATGGGAAATGCACCTTGGTTGGCAGGGGGAACAGGATATGCCCCAGGATTAATTCCGCCAGCTGGAATAGGCCAGTAACCTGCGCCGCCGTCTAAAATATTAAATCCAGTGACAACACCATATTGATTTATTATGGATTCTACTACAGCACCAGATCCATTGCCCAAAATATCAACCTTAGGCGGGGCCAGATATCCAGCGCCACCATTTTGCACTACCATGCCGGTTAATACACCGTCGGTACAGACAGCATACGCCGATGCCGGAATCCCTGGAGGATTTGGAGTAGAGAAAAGACTATTATTAAAACATAGTCGAAGTAATGGATACCATCCATATACGTTCATATGAATGGTGCCGGTTTTGTTCAAGTAAGTAGTAGATTCTGTGACGTTAATCCAAATACTTTCGTAATTTTGCGCCCATTGTGCTTTGATGGTTCCGGTATACCCTATCAAGTCCAGTTGAATTGTAGTTATAAAGTTTCTGGGTTCGATAAAACTTGAGAAAAATTCTGTATTCTGATAGTTGTTGAAGAACATACTGCCATTTCCACCATAATACCAATTACCGGCCCACCCAGGATAATTTTGATATCCTGCGCCATCCAATGAAGTCTGCGCACTTATTTTTATAGTGGGTACTGTACATGGGATAGATGGTACAAATCTTGGGAAAACAGAGTTAACTAAATCAATTGGCGCACGAGCTCCGGCTTGTGCATTTGTAAATACTGCCTGATTTAGATTGCCACTTTGCACGCTAATAGAATAGTTAGCAGGTTGAGCTACTAACTCCAGTGTATCCTGTGCCGGAACATATACTTTCACTTGCCCAGTTGCAGCATTGAGTATGGTCATTGGTTCTTGTAATAACAGAACTGTTCCAGCAGTATTTGTCACACGAAACGTAAAGGTACACCCGTTTACATTAACCGGCTTCTCATCCTGGTTAACAAAGGAAAATAGGAGTACATTATCTACCCCTAAATTAAGAGTTAGTCTTTTAGCGTACACAGGGTCGTACCTCATAGAAAAGTATTGCCCACTGCTGTCGAGCAATAGCACTTGTGTTCGTTGCTGATAAAGGTAAGCGGTGGTCGAATACATACATCTTATTTAGCTAAATTTTGAAAGATGTTTTTGAACATAAATATTCAGAAGCGATAACTACATTAGATGAACAAAGAAATCTTTGAAAAACTAACCGAAAAATATCCATTTATAACTCTATGCGTATACTCTACTCAGGAATATGTAGGGATAATACAAAACCGTGATGATGCGATTACCACTATGTACGACTTTGGTAGTATCATTGACATGGAAGCTAAAAAGCTATTTTTAGAACTAGCCAATGTTTGGTGGTGGGAAAGTAACAGAAGTATCCCCATTAATATATTCCTTAAAAAAGAATGGGAACCATTCAGGGGCTATATTCGTACTTTTGTTAACAAGGACCTTGAAATAATACATGGTCCGATATGTAGTCTAGCAGAATTAGCCCGCAGCAAATCAAAACGTAGATCTATTACACTTGTTCGACGGATGCCGGACTAGAGTCTTCTAATAGATTCATATGTAATGCCACTAGTGCGCTGTATGAAATAGAGTGGCTTTTTTTAAACGTAAACCCTCGACTATCATCACCGTCCCAAACGCTAGCAAACACTTCTTTCCAGGGACGATTTTGCAAATGTGCTTTTCCAGGTCGTATAATTGCTATAAATGCCGCCATCCTGGTGATGGAATCGGGTTGCATACGTGCCAATAAATCAGTATATTTCCCTATATGCACAAGATTGTTAGTCCATTCGGGATCAGTCCAAAGACGTTGCCAATTAGGTTCCTTGGCTAACAGTTGATCATACTGTTCTTGGGTCTTTATCAGCTTGTACACATTCATATTCAGCAGATCTATTTTAAAATAACCACGATCTTCGGCTTCTTTGTAGTCTATTGCTGCACATTGATGTATAGGATCGTAGGGAATGTCCGTTACATACACCCCGGAGTTATGATTCCGAACTTTTCCCTGTACTGTTTGCCTTGCGGGAACGGCTCTAATCAGTTTTAATAACTGTTCCCTATCTGCTAGGTCTAAATCAATATCTGCTGACATTACCAACCTGCCTTTTTTAATAGTTCTTGTGCCTCTGCACGATTTTCAGGATCTTCTTTTAGTTTCTTAGTCCAGATATCCGGATCAATATATGACCATATCATTGTGCGATGTTCACTGGCAATGTCTGACAAAAACTTTTGCCCGGAGTCGGAATTATACAGTACCCATGGACTAATACGACCTGCAATAATAGCCTGTACAATAGCATTGTGATTGCCGTACCTTAAATAATCGTGCGATGGTGCCCCTTTATCTTCACTCCAATCCAGAGAATGCTCGATTGCTCTAGTTAGGGCGTCTTCCATACGTTCTACCTTAAGGTAAAACAACAGATATTCTTCATACAATGTGTCACTGCACCAGTAATCTAATTTTTTATTTTGTTTTAATATCCATTCAATAAATCTTGCAGGATTTACCACTCGTGTATTGACACAATAGTTTCCAAATTTTACAAAAGCCTTATAGTATGGGCTATCGCAAAAGTTATCATATGTTTTAGACTTGGCTGAACCCTGAGTTAATTCATAAAATTTAAGATATGCGTTAAATCCTAATCGTACTCCTGCGTCATCTTTTACTTGTCTACGCCGTCTTGGTTCACACGAATGCGCAGCCAAGCTAGATTCTCTTACAAAAGATTTTTTACAATACTGGCAAGTATTATTCATTCTACTCGTTCAAAATGTCGTTCTAGTTTATGTTCTTTAATATAAGGCCATCGATCACATAACTGCGTTAGCGAAATAAACACTGGTAATAATAGTGCTACCTCATTTGCTGTGATATGACGTACTGGTTTGTACCGCCACCGATCGCCGTCATTGTCCAGGATAATAATTTCTTTAAGTTCAGGTACTACAGCTACTTCTTTCTTCTTCCACAATGACCAAATCATTTTTTTGTCTCCTGCCCTAATTCTTTTAAATAGTTGTCCACGTCTTTTTTAGTATTAATTTTTGCCATCAAATCAATTTCATCATCTCTTAAATGAGGGAATAGTTCTGTCAGCTGTTTTTTAATACCCGTAGGTTCTTTTTTCTTGGGAGATATCCAGTTATGTCGAAATACTCCCATGCCCGGGCTTACGCTTGTAGCGCATAGCCATTGTAATTTAGGATGTTTGGCTGTGGCGAAGAAATGTTTATTCAATCTTTCGTTAGTGGCAATTAAATAATATTCCTGCAATTCGCTACTGCCCTGAACACTACTACCCCATCGAATCATTAGATAGTTACTGAATTTCTTACGTTCTTCATCAGTAAGGCTATCATAAAATTCACGATCCTTGCGATCAAAACAGGCCATTTCGTTTGCAATACCAAGTTTATCCACGTTTAATTTGTCCCGCTAATTCACTAATTTGATCTTTAATACGTGTAATATCTCGTCGCATTTTCTCAATAATCCGTACGTTGGCTTCGTTTGATGCTTGCAAATTTTTAACCATAGTTTCTAAATCAACTACCATTTTTTCCTTGACCGCCACTCTATTGGGCAGTATAGGTTCATCACCTGGTCCATATTGATCATTAGCTGTTACCATATTAAAACGCCTTATTATAATTAACAATCTCGCATGTGCGACTTATGTCTTTAACAAAATATACACAGTCGGGCTTCTTACCTTCGTTTATAGGAACACATAATAATTGACCATTTTTAAGTTTGGGTGCATACCAAGTTACATCTTGATATACATCTAAAATTTCCACTTCCAAAAAACTTGGCCTAAAACTAGTTAGTGGGTTAAATTGAAATGCCTTAAAACCTCGATCATTGAGTGCTGACAAAGGTATTACTTCCAGGTCACCCGCCTCGGGATCACCAATTAATAACTGCCAATCAACGGGCATACGTACTCTATACTCACCTATTCGTAATACCAGTGCAGGACTATTAAAACTTTCCAGGAAGATTAGTGGAATATAATGGTAGTCGGGATCTTGTGGATTGGAATTATCCAAAATACTAAATCGCATATCATCTATTTCTTCTGGTAGGTGATTTAAGTCATATGGTTCGTTGTCTAGGGTTAATATTTTCATATTGTTATTTTACTTTATATAGCCGCATATAGCAACCTTTTTATTTCCATTCCAATTTTTCTTGGGTATATGGATAGTTGGCGTCTTTGTAAAATACTTTACGTTTGGTTAAGTGACGTTTAGCAAATTTACAAGTTGATGTTATGTCCCATATTTGCACATGGTCTTTGTCTTCAGCCTTTCTAATGCCACGCCCTATACTTTGGATAACCCTAACAAAAGATTTACCAGGCTCAATAAGCACCAGATTAAAGATCCTAGGAATATTGATGCCAACAGCGGCGACACCGTAAGTTGCCACGATAATTTTACCCGTGCTAATTGCGACCTCAGCATATTCTTCATCTCTTTTAGTTCCTTTAGTTGCCCCACTAACAAATACCGCGTGATCTCCCAGTAATTCCACTAGTGCATGACCCGCAGCAACACGGTCAACCAGCACTAATGTATTGCCCGTTAAGTTTACCTTTCCCACTAGTTTAGCTACAGTTTCTAGACGTTCTTTATTTTCCAACAAAAATTTTAGTTCGCTTTGATAGTTTGCGAACTCTGCGTGGTCAATTAATTGAACGATGTTAACATGACATTGTGCTAATACCCCTCGCTCTTGCAATTCGCTAGCTGATAACTGATTGGTAACGGGCCCAAGACTACATGTTAATGCTTGGAATTCAAAAGGTTCCTTGGGAACAGTACCAGTTAATCCCCAGCGAATGGGGATACGACTCATTACTGTAGTGAGTAATGTTTTAAGTGCATCTGCCTTGGCCATATGTACTTCATCTACCATTACACATACTACGCCTTCCAAAAATTCTTGTATCGTAATATCTGTATTATAGTTCTTGGTATTTTTAAGTAAATTATTTAGGCTTTGCCACGTGCATATAGTATGAGTTTTACCAATGTCTTTTCTATCACCAAAGTAAACTCCCACATCTAATTCCAAACTTAGATAATCTCGTTCGGTTTGCGTCACCAGTGACTTATTAGGCACAATTACTATTGTTCTACCATGTGCTTCACAACGTTGGCTCAGAGCTGCGGTCATAATCGTCTTACCAGCACCAGTAGCAACTTCTTGTATAGATTGTGGATTTGTCAAAAAGTTGTTAATGATTTCAACTTGGTAGTCGCGCAGTTTAATAGGCTGACCCGCCAGTGGATGACCTTCTCCCCACATGATATGAGAAAAAGTATCTTCCGTTACACGTTCAAATGTAAAGCTAGTTGAGTAATCTCTTTGATCATCAAGTTCGATATTATAATTAAAATTATCCAATATGGGAATAATCTCGGGCAGCAGATTCACATACGTGCTACCGCCCAATTGAAAATATGCTACCTTACCGTCCCATCGCCCCAGTCTAACTGCTGGTTGATAACGTGCTCCTGGTACATCATATTTGAAAGTATTGACTAGTTTTCGTCTAGCATCTAACTCAAGTCCTTCGATTTTAATATTGACCTCATCCTTAACTATGATAGTGGCTGTTTTCATAGCTGTACATCTTCCATTCCCGCTGCTCTAAGTCGCACAACATGTCCTAACATAAAATTTTTGGATTCAAGTGATTTCATAATGCCCAAATAACGATTGCGTAGCAACGCAACTTCATTGATAAGTGTTTCAAAATCAATAACGTCATCTTCGCCATCGACATATTTTTCAGCATCTCGACTGGTCAATGCGCGAGCGTAACCTTCTAAATATTTCTGAAAGAATTTTCGACGTATTTTACGTAGTTGTAGATTAAGAAAGTTTAATACTGCTTCTATTTCTTGTAATTGGTTAAACCTATGCTCAGTGATGCCCGGTAGGGCAGTAACATTCTTTTCAATAATACCCCCTATCTGGCAATCCTGTTTGGCTTTTACGAGTTCGGCTTCATAATGTGAGATAAAATCTGGTATCACACTTAAATCTGCCGCAACACGACTATACCACATGCTTAGTCCTCATAACCGTCATCTTCGTCCCAGTCAAGGGTATCTTCTTCGTCTTCATCATCTGGGTGATCTTTAAGATAACTGGTAAGAGCACGTTTGATATCCGAGTCGCCTTTAAACGTATCTTTAATATCATAGGCAGAAATATCATTGTCAATTAAAACTGACACTATTGTTTCTGCCGCTTCATCACGATCGACTGTATTAACGAAACGCTTTAATTCATTATAAATTTCTCTTGCTAAATCTACTGACATTGTTATTCCTCCGTGGTTATGTCTTCAATACTTACTGTTGCTGGATGTTTTCCAAAGGTTTCCATAATTTTATCTAGACAACCATCTTCATTTGCTTCCCATTTTTTGCGAAATTGTTTGATAACTTCGCCGTCCGGGGTAACAAACACTAGACTGTTGCCTTCTTTTTTCAACATTTGTCGTTTTTCAGCTAGGTCAACCATGCCGCTGTATGGATTCATGCCGGTTTCATAAGGGATCTTAATCTGCATACCTTCAAATGGTTTTGCGTATCGTGTTTTCATTACTTTACATCCAGCACGAATACCCATAACATCACCAATTTTATTGCCATCTTCATCTTCTTTCAACTTCATTTTCTTCATAGCAACAACAATACTAGAAGCATAGATAAAGCCTTGCCCACCTGAGATTTTATCATCGGGGTCAAACATATCTTGACTTGCATATGTATGATTGGTACATACCATACCCACGTTATAACTACCAAACATGTTTACACAATTACGAACTAGTGATGTAAGTGCTTTAGGTTTGCGACCCATGTCACCTTTCATATCACCATCATCAAACTGCTTAACATCAGTTGGAGTTAACAACATACCCAGTGAGT